TTGACATTTGCTCTGTTGCTTCCTGCTCAGTTTCCACATTGAGTGGTATTTCGATTAGGATTGCCATTTTGTGTTTTTTATTCATTCCTAGTACTCACTTATATAATTGGGTTCTACGTTACACTCATCAACACTAACATCGGATTCACTACTTAACTTGCAGTCGATTGTTATGTTATCTTGCAAATAATCTGCAATTTGATTTAATACGTGCCATGCTTGACCCTCTGTTTCTGCATTGATATTGATGCTAATGCTAAATTCCACTTTTATACTTCCCATGTATTCCATGTACTATCCCCCTATTGCTTGCCGTAGTAATGCTTTTCCCTTTTCAGGAATGTCAGCATTGTCTAGTATTTCATTTAAATCTACTGGTTTTCGCTCCTCTTCGACTGTTTCAATTAAATGTCCATTCGGTAGCATTTTGATTTGTGCATTACCTGCTTCTATTTGTTTTCGCTCTTCCTCATTTTTCATCTTTTCCGCAAGCAACAAACCATCATCTTTGATGAGATAAGCAAGTTCATCATTTTTTGCTTTTCTTTCTGTTAGTTGCTCGTAGCATTTAATGAATTGTGATCTACACGATGTTTCGTTATAGTCTTTTCCGTTCTGAGGGTCAAAACTACTCCAAATTGTTTTTGCTGCGATTAATACATTACCTTGTAATTCGTTTAGTCCTCTTTCATAACCAACGCTGCCTGCTTTTCTTCTGACTAATTCCCATGCTTCCTGTGCCGTCAATTCGTCTTTTTCTGCTTTAACAAATCGGTTTAACTTATCAGCATTTTTTCTGATTGCTGCAACTGTTGGTAGAAATTCGCTTTCTTGTATCGTCTTGATGACTGCTTTATGTAATATTGCAGGTGGATAATCTCCAAGCATCATTACATATCCCTCTAGCTTTTCAGCATCAAGTGTATCTCTATACATGACTGTTATTGGTCTAATGGCTTTTAATGTATCAGCCTTGCTCATTAGTTCTCCTTTCCTCTTCCTCATACTGTTTCAACAATGCATTTACATTGTCTATACGTTCCCTTGTTTCTGATTTAGTCGGTGTTTGGTTCAAGTAATCATCAAACTTACCAGCAAATAACGTATTAGGTCTTAGAAATTCTTCCCATTTAGTGCCTATCCATTTAGCACACATGTTATCTATGACTTTCTTAAAATCATCAACAGTAAAGTGTTCATTCAGTCTTGCTTTAATCAATGATTTTGTTTTCTTTGTTGTATGTTTGTATGATTTACCTGTTTTGAGATTGAGATAATCAATGATTTCATACACTTCTTTTGGTGTATTGTCCTGTTTTGCAGGACTATATATATCTTCTTCTCTATTCTCTTCTAATCTATTCTTATCTATTCTTATCTGTGTATCCATTTCGGTAACCGCTGGTATACCAATGGTAGTACCAATGGTAGTACCGCCTGTTAATTCATACACTTTATCTACAAGTTGAACCTGTTTTACTTCTGGTAGTTCTGACTTGTTGTACCTGTCAACACGTAGATAATTGTGTATTCTCCAATGTTTTATAACGATAACACCAGTATCGAATCTGATTAGAAATTCTTTGGCAATTAAAAGTTTTAAATCATCATCCTTACACCCTGTGATACGCATTACGCTTTTAGGACTTTGAATAAAGCCGTCATCATCAGCCCTCAGTAGCAAGTGAAAGTATAAGTTTTGTGTGCTTTGTGGCATATCTAAAAACTTATCTGTGTCAATAATTTTCTTTGACATCATTCTGCGTTCTGCCATAGGCTAATCTTCTTCCGTACCTGCAAAATGTTCATTAAGTTTGCTTAGGCTACAAACAAATGCATCAATTTTATTGGCATCTTGTTTTTGTTTAGCGTGATTAACGTGATGTATTACATCTAGAACATCTTTTAATTCTGTAATTTCTTTTTCATGTAATTTATAACTTCCATTTGCTTGTTCTAATTTTTCAATACGTTTAAATACATATAATTCAACTACATTAATTCCCTTCATATTGTTTTGTCCTTTCTTTGATGATCGCTTCTAGCTTCCTTTTTGTTTCTTTGGCAAATACTCCATGTGCTAAATTTTCATGACAATATCTACATAAACACGCTAGGTTGTTTAATTCGCTTGTACCGCCTCTACCTCTTGGCAATATGTGGTGTACTTCCGTTGCAGGTGAACCACATATTACGCAACATGGATAGCCGTCTATACTATCCCTTTCTACGGCTTGTGGCCTCGTTTTTTTGTAGAGTTTATCATCAAGTCTTTTTCTCTTGTTCATTCCCCCACTCCTTAACTAGCGATTGTATGTAATCGCTATCATCAAGTTTTATTCCAAGCTGGTTGCACTCATCAACCAAGCAATCAATCAGTCTTTGCATTTCTGCAACTGTATATACTGACGAACCGTGGTAGCACATAATATCGTGATACCCGTTTATGCTTTTACATTCGCCAGCATCTTCGGCTAGCCAGCCAAGCCCATGACCTCGCCATATTTGTATGTAGCGTTCAACTGCATCCTCTCTAACTGGAACATATGTAAAATGTCCACAATCTTTTATAGCTTTTTTGTACACATCTTCTTTTGTTGTGTAGCTATTTTTACTTAGTTCAAGTGCAATCTTCTGTGCTATGAGCCAACAATAAGAATTAGCATTTAGACTTCTTGATTTAGTTTTACGTTTTATTTCTACTGTGTATTCTTTGTCAACAGTAATCTTTGATAGGTTATTGTCATGTGGTGCAGGTATCACTACCATTACACCCAATGGACTTCTTAATAATTCGATGTTATTTGTTGTCCATTTCATAATGATGTCAACCAAGATTTAACTTGCTTTAGTTCGCTTAGATCTAACATCTTTGATGATGCTTTATTGAAAGTTGTTTTGATATATGATGCAACTGTGTTATTGTCTATGTTTTTAACTTCTGCTAATTTAAACACTTCTTGTGCCAATTGCTTTGTTAATTCCGTTTCGTTATTGCTTTGTGCATCATCATCTTCATCCCAAGCAACACCAAGAATAGATGATAAAGAATATCTTCGTGCGTATGTTACAACGCTACCTACACCTTGAGGGTCTTTCTTCATTAAAGGTAACGTGAAAGGATGGCTTTCAAACCATTCACCACTTTCATGTAATAACAATGTAGTTACTGTTACAGCTTCATCTGTAGTCGATGGTATTTGCATAAATGACAATCCATTACTTGCTAATACAGGTCTAATGGCTTGTAGTAAACTGTCAAGCGTTACATATTTAGCTTTTAGGTATGAGTTTTCTTTTGTACGCTCTGGGTCTGATACTTCTGATTGGAATTTAGCTAACGCTTTAGCTATCTCTGTTATTGTTTCACTCTTATTCATTAAATTTCGCTCCATTCAATACCTAATTTAATTAACAAATCATTAATAGCTTTTCGTTGTCTTGCATTAATGTTTTTTACAACGTATGTTACTGTTGCTGTTTCTTCTACAACTGGTGTTGTTTGTTCTACTACATCACGTTCTGAAATTGGTTCTACTGGTTCTTGTGGTGCTTTTGCTTTGAGTTCAATCTCTAAACGCTTTTCAAACTCAGCAGCAATAACACTATCAAGTTCACCAAACGGAACATTATTTAAACAGTGTTGAATTTCTTCATATTGAATTGGTGTATCTAATGCATAATTTTGATTAAATAAATCGATTTTCATTTTTATCATTTCGATTTTTTCATCCTGCATACGCTTTAGATCATCATCATTCTTTTGTTGTTCCAATACACCTTTTAACATTTCATCAATAGCAATAGTTACATCTGCCATTTTTGCAGTTTTGTTTTCCCACCATTTAGGATTAGGTAATACTCTGTTTGAATATTCCTCTCTAATCCCTAATGCTTGAAATTTTTCTGTGATTGTATTTAGAACAAATTCTTTACGTTTTAGCATTTCACGTTGCTCAAATTCGCCAATTTGATTTGCAATAGGGTTTTCCACTCGACTTACAACTGCAAGTACTTGTTCCAACTCTGCGGTAAATGTATTGTATGGAATTTTTAACTCACGTTTTTTATCAGCACCAAATCGTGTTAGCTTAGTACGGATAGAAACAATCTCTTTCAATACAGATTTCATTTCTTTTAGGTTATCTTCCGTAACAACTAAGCCATTGTACTTTTCTAATTTTTCTTCAAGATACTTCGCAAGTTCTGCGTTATTCCATGTCATAGTTAAATTGCTATCAATCACTTGTGGTTCAATTGCTGGTTGTACGATTACATCAACTGTTTCCATATATTTTGTTTCTCCTTATACTCTGTGTTAAAATACAAGTAGAGATATAAGATATACTCTCTACTAGCACGCTTGCTTTCCTACGGCCTAGCGTGCTTTTTTTATTTCTCTTACCCAAAAATTGGATAAGATTAAAAGCGTTATTCCTAGTAGTTCCTGTATGAACCCTGTCCACATATCTATTTTTCCTAGGTCAACAGAACCGATTGACCCAGCCATAAGAATTACGGATATAACTCTTACTAAAAATATGAATTTCATTACAAATCCTTTCCAACTATCACTAGCAAATCGCCAGTGATTTTTTTAATTTCACTCTTTAACTTTTTGTTTTCTTTTTCTAATCGCTCTACCTCGTTTTTTAATTTTCTGTAACCAATAGCCGAGTATTCACTTTCAATCCCTGCTAGTGCTTCAACCTCTTTTTTGTTAAATCTAACTCCACTCATATTTGGGAGTTGTTTTAACTTACCTTTGTTTCTTAGGTCGTATACTGCGGAAATCGAAATTTGAAACAATTCCGCTACTTGGTTAGCCGTGTATACAAGGCTTTCCATACATCACCTCATTACAATGTTGGGTTAAAACAAAAACCATATGCTCTATGATTATTAGGTTGCCCAAATCTTCGCTTTAACACCTCAGATGTGTTTTCACATTCCATTCGTTGAGCATCTTCACAATGACATTCCCACCCATAAGGTGTAATTTCATCAAATATTGTTTCGATGTAGTCATAGTGATCTTCTCTGATTTTCATACCAGCGCAAGCAATGGCTTCTTTAAACTTATTGTTGATAAACATTTTTGTATCTCCTTTCATTCCTTGCGTGAATATCTGCCTTACGTGCCAGTTTTACCCAAGATAGAATGACTTTCTTATTCCATCTTGATTGATTACGTTTAGGCCATTTAGCCTTGATGAGTTTTCGCCAGTATTGTGCGTACTCATCGTTACGGCCTGCATAACCGAATGTAGGCAATTTTCGTCCATACATTCTGTTTGCCACTCTTAAATCATTTTGATTTTGTACTAGCATTTTTATTCACCCTTTCTTTTTTTCTACTTAAAGTAGACTAATAAGGCAAAATAATATCATCCATAGTTACTGAATACAATCTACATAATTCAGTTAAATTTCCGTAGTCGATTTCTGTTTTACCATTCTCCCAATTATTGATTGTAACTTTAGATTTCTTCATTTTCTTTGCCACATTTTCTTGAGATAAATTTGCATTAACTCTTGCTGCTTTCAATGAAATTTTCAATCGCTTCAATTTATCACCCCTTTCTTATGCTATTAGTATAGTTTACTTAAAGTAGAATGTCAATACTAAAAGTAAACTTTTTTAAAAAATAGTATTGAAGTTTACTACTTTAAGTATTAATATAAAAATATACAGGTGAGAAGAATAGGAGTTTATCATGAATTCTGATTACAAAAAGGTGTTTGCCAAAAATTTAAGTAATTTATTAGCAAGAAACAAAAAGACACAAGCCGATTTAGTAGCCGATTTAAGATTAAACAAATCAACTATTTCAACATGGGTTAACGGTACTAAAATGCCTAGAATGAATAAAATAGAACAGTTAGCTAACTATTTCGGGGTAGAAAAATCAGATTTAATAGAGGATAAATCTGATACTGACGAACAGTACTACAATGATCCATCTGTATCAGAATATGCACAAGCCATTAAAGATAATCCAGATTTACGCATACTATTCGATGCTAGTAAAGACATGTCAAAAGATGATATAGATTTTGTTCTTAATACAATTGAAATGTTAAAAAAGAGAGAGGGCAAATAACTATGAATAAGTTGATAATTTTAATTTGCATGATACTTATTCCGTTACATATCAATGCAATTTCTATAAACGAAATCCGTAATAATCCAAGTCAATTCAAATTAGTATACTCGGACGAAACACGTGAAGCATATGTAGATAATTCAGCAATTTCTGTAACAAGATATAATCCGCCTTATTACGCTATTAACGCTACTATATATTCAGTGTGGTATGACCGAAACATTATTGTAGAAACAAATCAAACCTCTTTTTACAATTACGAAAGAAGTATAGAAAAACTGTCCCATAAATATAAGGATGTAGATGAGATAGTTAAAGAGGTATCAAATGATACTGGAGTAAGATGGAAAGCTAATACATTTGTTTTTTATGACTTTAATGGTAATATGCTTAGTTCCAAACCATTATCACATCAATTTGATAATTCCATTGCAGGTAAAGCGATACTTTTTTCTCCCTCATATCAAGTAGCAATGTATATATTCTATAAATCTTATCATATGTATTTTAATTACCCACGATAAAACCAATTATAAAAAGGAATTTACTATGAATAAAAAAGGATATGCACTATTAATCATTCTAATTTTAGTTGTTATAGGTCAAGCAGCTTATACCTACAATCTAACAATGAAGATAGATAGACTATCACATACTGTTGCTAATTTAGATGCTGATAGCACAATCAATAATTTAGATAATAGGATTAAAACAATCGAACAGGAATTATCAAATCATGACTTATCTGACATTGATGCATTAAAAGATAATGTAGCAACGAATACAAGCAACATAGCATCTATCAATCAATATTTAGATAGCATTAATTTTAAATTAATGGATATCGAAAGTAGTATTTCTAATATCAATTTAAGATCATTAATCAACTAACGTATGAGAAATTTTATACACATACTACTTTGTACAATAACCCTACAAAGGGGATGATAGTATGAACATCAATTTGATTTACATCAAGCTACGGAAAACACAAACTGCAATATTAAAGTTAAATGATGACGGAACATATACCATTCTAGTTAATAGCAATAAACCACGAGATATACAAAGGCAAGGAATATTGCACGAAATAGGCCACATCATGCATGATGATATGTACAGTACGGCCAATATTGATTTAATTGAGCGTATGGCTCATGCAAGGCAATTTGACGATGTAGAGGGTATTAACTTTTACACTCACATCATATG